GCCATAACTTATTTTTTTTTACTTTCGTTTACTTTTAATTTTTAAACTTCTTCCCGAACTGTCGCTTACGGAACGATATTGCGTTCCACCCTTCTTAGTGACTTCAGGTGCTTTTCGTTCATCCATTTGGATGTTTTTAATCTTGCGAGTAACATCCTCTGTTGCACTCGCTGCACCTTGCTCATAGAAGAACTTAGCAAACTTTTCAGGATTCATAGCTACAGCCAATGCCCTATGATAACCTGCTGCATCAGTTAACATCCCACTGTCATCCAAATACTTTTTTACAAAGTTTTGTGGAGATAGTTGAGACTTCTTAACCTCATCGGCATTTGAAGGACTATAACTTAGCGTGGTATCTCCCAAATTGAAATCAAAACCTTTGAAATCGTCAAATACCTCGTGGGTCTTTTTCTCGAACCACTCACGCTTACGCTTTGCCTCCTCCTCATAAGTTTTAGACTGCTCTATATATTGTCGATAGGCTTCAATTTCTTGCTGCTCGCTTTCAGACTTTTGAACCGTACTTGACTCAAGGGGTTCTTTATACATCTGTTTCTGCTCGTTGAAAAAACTTTTAGCCTTCTTAACAACCTTTTTCTTTGCCAACTTCTTTCTCTTGATGTCTTGCTCATCATCCAAGTCTTCATCATAAGAAAACTCAGACATCATTAACTCTACATCTTCCATGTCAAAGGCATCGCCATTTGCTATGTAGAACTCTTTTAGAAGTTGGTCGTCATCCATACCATCAAAGTCTCTGTTGAGTTTGATATAGTCATCCATACTCCTGCCTGTTTTCTTTTTATACTCATAGTAGGCAGCAACATCTTCAGGTAGCTCCTGAGTGGTTGACTTCTCTTCAAACAACTCATCAATAGAAGATAGTTCTTTGTTATAGCGACTCTTGATATACTCAAGCATATCTTCATCACTAAACTCTCTAGAACTTTTTTCTTCGACAACTTGCTCCTCTACAGGACTTTCTTGTTCTACAGACTCCGTTGAATCTGTATCTTCATTTAATTCTTCTTGGTGCTTATCAACAAGTTCTTGTTCTACTTCTTGAACAGACTTTTCGTCTGCACCTACTTCTCTTACTTTTAATTCCATTTGATTACAAATTTAATAAATTATTTTTAATCGCTTTTTATACCTCCAATTAGTGCCAATATAAATAGAAGCACACAAATTATTATCATATTATCTTGGTTCAAATTGTGCTAAATCAAACCCATCCAAGCTATCTTCGTTAGATTCAAACTTAATAGGTGGAAGATTATTCTTTCTCTGATTAATTAATTTAGATTGCTCGCTATTTTGTTGACTTATTCTTTTTGCTTTTGCATCTTCTCTCTTTTGCTCTCTGCCTTCTATAGCATTCTGCTGCATTCCATAAACCTGTTGATTGTACGCAAACTCTTCTGCCATCAACTGACTCTTTAATAGAGCCTCCTGCTTCATCTTTTCAATCTCAAAAGCAATTTCTGCCTGCTTAATTTTAATCTTTCCATTTGTTTCAGCTTCCTGCTTTTGCATAGCCAACCCTGCTGCCATCTGTTGTGACTGCATATTCTGCTGTGCAGCTGCTGCCTGCTGAGTCATAGCCATCTGTTGCTCTTTCTCCATCTTAGTTTTACGCTTCACCTTTAACAACTGATTGGCTACCTTGAGATTTTTAATTTCCCTAATATCAATAGCATCCTCTAGGTTTATATCATTTCTTGATAGAGCTATCTGAATATTCTGCTCCAACATAGCTTTCTCCTCCTCATCGGGTGCTACCTCTATAAATATTCCAAAGTCGTAGATATACAAATCAGATATACTGCTAAGTATGTTAATATTATACTTACCTATCTTATTTACAAAATCATCTTTAAAGTCTGAATACTCTAATATGTCAGCAACTCTATATGTTAATGCTTCAGATAATGTTCTAAATATATACAGACTACCATCAAGGATATGTCTTGTCGCTGTGTTAGAGTTTAATGCTGCCAACTTTTGTAAACCCACTAATGCGTTGGCATCAGGAGTTGAAGCATCTCTAGCCTCATTTAATCCTGTTACCGTTCTAATCATGTTTAAATAGTGGTTGTAGTTGTATATCAACATTTGTGCCTTCCCTGCACCATTGTTTGAGTTTAGCTGTTGGATTGGAACTCTAGCATTATTAAACTCTCCATCCTGTGTATAAGACCTACCGATTACACTACCTGTTTGGAAGTATAATCTCAAAGCATCTTCAGGATTGTAGGCATTGCCTGTTCCCAAATCCACCTCGTTCAATCCATCGGCATCAATATAAACACCATCAGGTACAACCCTTGATATTACTTGCTGTAACTTTAAGTGTGTAATCTGAATCAAGTCAGCAAATGGTATCATTCTCCTGACCAATGACTCAACAGCACCCTTATACATTCTAGGTGCTACTGCTACATAGTTAGGCAGGGCGTGCTGAGATGAAGACTTAGGTCGAACCATGTTCTTAGCCATTTCCCACTTAATAACAATATCAGTACCCATAACCATAATACCATCATACCACACATCAATGGTCTTCTCTATCTTCTCAAACCTTCCTTCTTCCAACATCTCTTGTGGTGGGTTAAAAGTATCATCCTTCTCAATAACTTTAGTTCCACCTGTTTCAAGAATCTTTTTCTTATATACAAGCTTATTGGTTGTCTTGTAGTTAAAATACAAAAGTGTTACCGTATCTCTACTAAACAACTCTGCATCATAGAATTGCTCTAAATTGTGATAGTCATACCAATCTTGCCCTGCCTGTCTAATCAACTCCATGTCTTCCTTACGGATGTCAGGTTTGATTTTATATATCTCGGATAGATGTACATTTTTAACCTCCCCCCAATAGAAGCAATCCTTGAAGTGTGGGTCTTCTGTATAGCTATAAACCACATTTGCAGGGTCTACATAGGAAATATTTACTCCTGCCCCATGCTCAAACTCATGCCTTACTATCCCTAACCCACAGACAGCTAAATCATAGTCAACTCGCTTGCGTAAATCAAGGTAGTGGTTTTCTTCAAGAATAGTATTTATAGCCTCCTCCTCTGCAATCTCAATAGCAGGCTTGTAGTTTAGCTGCATATAAAGACTTAATTCTTCATCATTGGCAGGAAGTTCTTCAGGGTCTGTTACAAATGGGTCGAATCCTGTTTTGTCTAAGAGATTCATTAAAACATCTTTGGATAACATCTGACCTTGAATCATGTCCTGATACTTACTTCTATTTTCCTGAGACAAAGCATCTTGAGAGTAAGCCTTTACTTTGAAAAGCCTATCAGACATTCCATTAACTACGATGTCAACAAACTTTGGTATAATAGGAACAGGTGTCCAATCAAGATTAAGATAAGATAGGTCTCCATCGACAGCAATCTCGTCTTTATATTTCTTGATAGACTGCTCTCCTCTTGCATATAGTCGAAGTCTATGATACTCTGACCAATTACTGTAGAATCTACAGTTACCATAGTCTCTCTTGAACCATTCATATTGAATAGCCTGACCCACTCTCAATCCAAACTCCTCAGAGTTCTTTTCAGCATTGGATGCTAATTGGTCAGGAAAGCCTGTGCTATATATGTTGACATTCTTTATCATCTTATTATTTCACTTGTTGTTCCTTTATTATTGTACCTTGCAAAGTTAATGCTTATTTTTGACTTTGTTTTTTCGGGCAAATATTTATGTTTTTGACAAGCCATTATAGCAAGACCCGAACTAATAGAAGCATCATACTTTGTTCTGTTACTTATATCAAACTTTGCCCAATCCTGTAATGTCCTATTAAATGGCATAATACCTATATCATCGGGAGACCTATACTCTCCATCTACATCTATGCCTATATGCTTTTCAATATACGACTCTATTGCAGCAGCGTGTGCCTGCTTCACATCTTCCGATGAGTTTGGTATACCACCTAACTCTTTCTCTGTCTTCGACAATCTATGTATAGGTTTATCAGGTCTATTCAAACAAAACCTCCTGTATCCCCTGTTCTTGAAATGATATAGTAACCTTGGTTTATTATTCTCTATAAGTATAGGCATACCATAGAACACACAAGCCATTAACACCTCTTCAAAAAATATCTCTGCTGTCTGTGGTCGTGCCACATACTCCAAGAAGAACTCGTTACTCGGTGCATCATCCATGTTGTACTTAGTCAATCCATGCAACGCACCGTTAGAGCCACCACCACCAACCGTTCCACTAATGTCGTAACTATCACAACCAAATGCTCCAATATGCTCATTAGTAGGAATCACCTCTCCTCTATAGTTCTTACTTACTCCATTCTGTAAATGTTTCGGTGGTAGCCATGACACTAAGAACCTACCTCTTTTGTCAGGCTTCCATATAACCTGAGTATCTTTTATTCCATCCTTCCAATGGAAAGAACCTCTTGTCGTATAATGCTCTCTAATCATTCCATCGTTGTAGTCTATCTGCTGATATATCTTTGTAAGATTAAATATCGAAGCCTTGCTCTCATCTCTAAATGCGTGTGACTCCGTTCTTGGAAACTGTCTATAGTATTCATTGAGTGCATCGGGGTCATTCTTTAATGAGTCAACCTCTGCCTCCCAATAGTTCACAGCTCCTATATCAATCATCTCACCATCAATACCAAGAATAGGCTTAGAAGGAGTACGCAAAACAGGCATCCCGAATCGGTCAATAAAGCCTTCCATATTCCACTCCATAGGAATAAAAAGACTATACAAGCCACTTTTTGTCTGCCCATTTTTGTTTCGAGTTTCAGTCTTGGAATCATAGTATAAGTGTTTAAAGTTACCACCACCTTTATTCTGTGCGTTGGCTGTAGAACCCATCATACATTTACCTATAATTTTCCTACCTAATCTTAAACAGGTCTTAGTAACTCTCCAATTATTTAGAATGTTGTTTGGTTTTATCCACTTCCCACTCTCATCGTGTACTAATAACAATAGCTTTTCTCCATCGTAGCTGTTGTCGTCTGTATTCTTCCAATCTATTGTGGTGTCTAGTCCATCCATAAAGTCTTCGTCTATGGTGTGCATATTCTTTTTGGTAATCTTAGATGCAGGTACTCGGTACGCTAACTCTGTCTTTGGCTTATCCATACCATCCATGATAGGCTTGAAGAAGAATGGTAGCTTTGAGTTGATAGGTACAACCTTGTCGGTAAACATCTTCTTGGCATCTGTACCTGTCTTTGATAGTATACCAATCCTTGAGTCTCTTGCAAGGGTAGCTATATTTACACACTCGGATGAAGACATGAATGAAAATCCACTACGCCTAATCTTTAGATACACCATCCCAAATGCTCTTGGGTCTGCTTTTGATGCCTCCCAAAATATATATAGAATCCTATTGGCTTCCCTGAAATCGGGATAACCAACATCTATGCTTGTCCACTGCAAGTACATATAGTGCGAGCCTGTAATGTATGTAGGCTTACCATTGTTCATAAACCAAAAGCCATCCTCTCTTCTGTCAAATTCTTCTTCTATATAACCAACCCAATTTGATTTGAAATCCGATGGCATTTGATTCCATTGGAATATGGATTTAATTCGAGATAATTCTTTAGGTAATTCTACTCGCTCCCAATACTGCTCTGACTTGTCTTCATCTCTCTTATGACATTTGTCAGGAGATTTAGGTAAAGCTATAAACAACCCTTCAATCTTATATATCTCGCCTATCTGTCCTGTCTTAGATATAATGATTAGGTCGTAGTCTTTATTGTACCCATGCTGCCACGACTTGTTCCTGTTCTTTTTGGAAAGAACATTCTTAGGTATATAGTCTTTTGCTATAGTATATAGGGTATTATTTAGACCTTCGTTCTGCAAATCCTGTGTTTGTGTTTATATTACTGCTTGATGGCGATTCGCCTGTAAGCCTTTCTCTTTCTTCTTCTATCTTGCTTAGTATCTCAAAGGCATCAAAGATTGCTAGCTTCTTGGAAGCTGCTGCATTCTTTAGCCTATCTGCCGACACATCATCATCACCACCTGTAATGATTTCTTCATTAGCAACCTTGATAAGCTGCTCTACTGCTCGCTTACCTGCTGATATGATTTTAGATTTAAGTTCATTTACTTCTTTCATATTACTCCAACTATTTGATGGTCAAACATTCTGTACATAACCTCCCCATCTACATCAAACTCATATTCACTCTCAGGTTTAAAAATAACCCTATCGCCCTTTTTAACGCCCTGTGTTGAAAGATATTTGTTTGGATACTCCATAACCCCAACCAATGGCTCTCGTGTGAATGGCTTGAAGATATAGCTGTCCTGTGGTGGTATAGGAGACACAAAGCAATATCTGTCGTGTGGCTTCCACTCTCCATCCTGCTTATACATAAAGAATTGGTCGTTATCTATAAAGAACAAATCATCCTTAAAGAAACTTTTACCACTCTGCCTTCTGCCCTTAATATCGTTGTAGAACTTAAAAGCGTTGTGGTGTACCAATAATATATCTCCAACCTTTATATCTCCCTCGTAGTTCAACGGAACTTGAAGAACCTCTGCCTCTCTATTTGCATACTTGTGGTCTTCCTCTGATGTACTTATAACAAAATCAATTCCACCTATAGACTTGGTGTTATTATATCTTTTCCCACCTACAGGTCTTACAATAAATTCATATAGTGATTTAACTTCCACAGGCTTCGCAATCTTCGGGATTATCTAAATTACATTTAATTACTCCTTCCTTTATTTTCTCATCCATCATCGCAAGTCTCTCTTCAAATGTCAGTTCTTTCGGTTTTACTTCTATCTCTATCTCTTTCATCTCTCCACCTGTTACGGTATAGTTGTTTCCGTTTTCATCAACGAAGAGGTTCTTTTCCCCTTCTACTCTTTTAAATGTTGGCATATTATATGTTTATGTTGTATTCAATAGACATTGGCATATTTTCATTAAAGGACTTCCAAAGAAATATCTCATCGCCCTTTAATATATATATGCGTACTCCGTTATCCGAAGTCTTTAAAATCTCGCATATTTGATATGCTCCATTGAGGACATCCTGACCAACGATATAGTGCATAGCGTTGTTCTTATAATCATGCCCTATGGATATTTTTCTTATTATACCTTCCATGTATCATTAAATTAAAATAGGGCATATCAAGGCTTGACCCTTTTTACGCCCCCTTATCCATAATCATCGTATCAGGTTATCTATTCCTCCTTGTGAGAAACCTCTCCTGTCTGAATATTTATCGTAGCGTTCTCTCCATACTCCTTGATTAGCCTTGCTTCAAGGTCTGCGAACTCTTTACGGATTACATCTACCTGTGGCAGTAGTATAGCCTTTTGAACTTCTAATTCTCCAAGCTGTAATCGTATCTCTTGGTTTTTTTGATTTAAACCTTGCAATTCTTTTAATTGCTCTTCTGTTAATTTACTCATAATTAAATTTATTTATTCCTTGATTTATTTACTTTCTCTATAGACCTACCACCAAAGTATGCACCAATAACGGTAAGCAATATCATCTGAAGCAAGCCTATCCATTCTTCTTTTATAAAGAAGTCTATATTACCTGCTTCGATAAAAATAAGTAAGATTGTGCTAAAAATCAAGAATACAAGAACCAAAGGTCTTACATTCTTAGATAGCCATGAGTCGGACTCCATGTCATACTTCCACCTATCCGATACATTCTTTTGCATCTCGGCTTCTGCACGAACAAAGATTTCTGTCATCTCCTTTTCAAAAGCATCCCTATCCTCCTTAGTTCTTATGAACCTGTCAAGTGCATTGGCTACATCGTCAACCACGCTTGAGCCTACCCCAAATATCTTTTCTAATATCTTTTTCATATGCAGCTATATTCTTCAGTAGCATCAAATGATGGACAGGACTTAGGAGAAAAATCTCTATGCCCATGAATGACTGCGTTGGGATAGATTCTCTTTAGTGTCTTTAATAGCAGTAGCAAAGACTCTTTCTGCTCTTCTGTCCTTGTGTCTTTGGCATCCATGTTTTTGTCACAACCACCGATATAACAAACACCTATAGAGTCTTTGTTATGCCCTTTGGTGTGTGCGCCCTGCATATCTAATGGTCTCCCCAACTCAATGATTCCATCTAGCTTCACAACAAAGTGGTAGCCTATCATCTTCCAACCACGACCTTTGTGCCACTCATCAATCTTGGCAGCATCAATATCCCGACCTTCGGGAGTTGCAGAGCAGTGAACTATAATCTTGTCTATTGTCATTTGATTTCATATATTCTATCCTCAAGTTTCTTGAGCATATCTTTTATTTCTTTTACATCTTCCTTAACAATATTGATGTCATGCTTAGTGTTCTCGATACTATTCTGAAATTGCTCCTTTGTTATTACAGGAGGTGGTAGTTCTTTTGCTTCGGCAATATCTGCCTTTAGTGAAAAGTACACCGTAAGGACAGTTCCAATCATTACAGCCACAGACCCAAAATCTTTTAATGAGAGCCTGACATTTGTATTCTTATCTAAGATAGACATCTTTGTATTTTTTGTAGGGTTATATATTATTAAGCATCCACAGCACCTGCAAACTCATCTAATGTTTTTAAATAGGTGTATGCTTGAGAATAAAAGTTATCTGTTGATGTCTTATCAAAGGTAACATCTTCTCTCATTATTTCCATAGGTTGACCTCCTGCCTCTCTAGTTGCTTGGTCAGGGAATATGTGAACAATACATTCTCCCACAATAATTTTTTCTATAGCTCCCTCATTTTCTAATCCAACATTTTCTTGTTGAACATCTTGTCTAGTTCTGATTTGAGAAATCCTAACATAAGCCTCTGCGAATGTTTTGCCATAAAGGTCTTTTGAATATTCTAATGCCATTTTTTAAAAGTTTTAATTACTAAATATATAATATCCTGATACAGTTACACCCCTATTAGGATTTACTATTGTTACTGTTGTTGATGTTTTACTAATTACAGATGAATATGTAGCATTATTGTTATAATCATCCATCGTTAACATTACAAATAAAGGTGTTTCTCCTAAACTATGAGATATAGTTAATTGACCTGTTATAGAATTTGTTGTACCACTAAATGTACCTCTTTCTTCTAATCTTTCTATCACATTACCACTAGAGTCAGCTTCTAAGTTTACAGTTGCTGTTCCTGTGAACGAACCTGAACCATAGCTATCAAACTTAAACTTACCTGTTGAATCTATCCTTAATCTTTCTGCATTATTTGAACCAATAATTACAGTATTATTCAATGCCTCTGTACTACTGTTTTGTATGTTAGAACCTATAAAAGTATTACCACTTTGATTATTAGATGAACTAGCAACATTATAGCCTACATATGTATTATAAGACCTTTGTGTAGTTCCCAATGCTCTACCTGAATAATAACCCAAAACAGTAGAATAAATCAAATTTGATGATTCCCCTGCTGAACGACCAACAGCTACGGAACTTTGAAACCCTTGTGAACCATTTACTGCGTTCATACCAACGACAACAGCGTTGCTCAATATTGCAGCAGCTCTAGCTGCATTCATACCTACTACCACAGAAAATGTACCACCATTTGCAAGTTGTGCTGCCCTTGTTCCTATTGCAGTCAAATATAGACCATTTACATTTGTACCATCTGCTGCTTGATAACCTAATATTGTACTATATGTTCCTGTTCCTGTTGTATCTACATTATTAATTACAATGGAGTTTGTTCTTGTTGCGTGACTCATATAAAAATTA